TCCAGCGGCAATTACAGCACGGCGGGCTCCAGCGGCGATTCCAGCACGGCGGGCTCCAGCGGCAATTACAGCACGGCGGCAGCCACTGGGTCTTATTGCAGCGCAAAAGCAGACGGAAAAGATAGCATTGCCGTTGTAAACGGTGCTTGCGGTAAGGCGTGCGGCGCACTGGGCTGCTATCTGGTGCTGACCGAGCACGATGATGACGGTCACATGATCTGTGCCAAAATGGCCCGCGTGGACGGTTCTGCCATCAGAGAAAACGTTTACTATACCCTCAAAAATGGCGAGTTTGTGGAGGCTTAACCGTGAAGAAGCACTACAACAAGCGCTGGCTCGAACAGCGCTGGGATGCAAGGCAGCCTGAACGGTTGGAGCATATCAAAGAAAAGAGGTTGAAAAAGCATGATGAATGTCGTACAGGGCACCTTCCGGCAGATTCCGTACTGGAAACTTCGGGGCCGGTTCCACAGCTGCGGCTACCGCGATCAGGAAGTCGCCAAGTATATCGGCATTGGCCGGGACACCATGAGCGGCAGGATGCAGGGGCACAATCCGTGGACAAGCGCAGAGATCACAGCAATGTGTGAACTGCTGGACATCCGACAGGATGAGATTGGGGAACTGTTTTTCCCCTCACTTGAGAAAGGAGAATCCGCATGAAGATCAAATCCACTACTTACTACTGGCTGGCTGTCATTTTAGTCGGCGTTGGAATGGGCGCAGCTATGGGTGCAGAGGGCACCGCACAGACCACCGGATACATCTCCGGCACGCTGTTTTCGGTGTCGCTGGTGCTGATTTTGGCCGCTGTTCTGCTGGCTCGTCTGGGCTTTTCCGCAGAGGACAGGGAGAGAGCCGCAAAGCGGCGCAAGTGCGGCAAGATCAACCGCACCCACGCCCGCAACCCGGAGTATCCGGAGAATCAGGAGCGTGGGGCATGATGACGGCCAAAGAGTACGTTGAGGGCAAAGTCAAATCCTACACGCGGCTTGCCGAACGTTGCAGGCGAGAAGCCGAAGCCTCAGATGACATTGTTGTTCGGGCTGGATACTCCGCACGGGCAAACGTCTGGGAGACGTGCGCCGAAGAAATGGACAACGTGCGGGAGATGCTGCAAGAGGAATCCGGGGAGATAACGTATGCCTGACACTGTCCACCATGTCATGTGGTACACCGTGTACGATGCAAAAACTGGCAATCTGCTTGCATCCGGTACATCTGATATGTGCGCCCGGCGGCTCGGGTATAAAAGCGCAAACAGTTTTGCATCCTCGGTTTATCATTGCCGCAAGAAAAAGAGAAAGCCGCACAAGTATTCCTTTTTTCAAGAAGTCATAAAGCGCGATGAGGTGGACAGTCTGCCGCCGCCTGCCACAAGAGGCCGCTCAAACAAAAGCAAAAAGCCCGCCTGTGCAGCAACACAGACGAGCCGTAAGAAGTGATGAGTCTCGCCGCCCATCACAACAAAAATACCACAACATGCGGCAAACCGCAAGGAGGTAAACTGTGAAAACCTTAATTTTTATTGTTTTGTGCGCAAACCTTGGGTACATCGCCCTTGGCTGGCGGCACAACAACAGGAGGTGAGCGTATGGCACTTTTAAAGGTCTATGATGTGACCAAAAAGCAGCCGGATGACCTTGTTTCATCGCAGAATATCGCAGACGTTTCGGACGCGATCATCATTACAGACGAACTTGTAAAGCGAGAGCCAGCCTATCTGTACAAGGTATTTGATTCCAGCATGAATGTTGTTTATATGAGGTGAATTTTTATGCAAGACGAACAGAAGCAACGCTTTGCAAGGCGTGCCAGCATCAAGGAACTTTCCAACAAGGCCGAGGGCATCTATTACTACATCAAGCCGCAAAATATGCTGTTCAGGCTTATCAGTGCTGGTAATGAACTTGCCAGTTCAATCAACGGCGCAGTGGCGTATTTCACGCATTTTGCGCAGAACGGCAGCATGGATGATACTGCGAGCCGCGAGGTCATAGACCGCATCTATCGCAAGGTGGGCAGCATGATGTGCGATATTGACATCATCCACGCGGCAGGTGGTGCGGAGATCATGCCAGAACCATACGATAGTATTGACTATTGTTACATGAACGAGTTCCGCACGCTCTTGCGGGAAGCTGTGATCAATGGCCTGCCGGACGATTACAAGGGCGTACAGCAAAACCCGACACAGATTTGTCTTGTGAAGCCCGGCGTTGCATATCACGCCACAATACCGGACGAATATGACGACCCGTTTTTTGACCAGTTCGTCCGCAAAGAAGAACCCCGCGACCGGAAAATCGTATTCCGGTGCACAAAGTCAGAGCTTGACGCTATCAAGCGTTATGCACATATCATCGATGTAAAATACACTGAGGAGGAGATTCATCATGCCTGAGACCAAAATCGAAAAGACCCCTGTTGAGCAGCTTCAGAAGCCCGCAGCGCCCGCCGAAACCCTTACTCCTGTCAATCCCCCTGCCGCACCCGCACATCGCGCCCTCTCCTACGCTGAGAAAGTGCAGGGCTTGACCGCAGACGAACGGATCTGGCAGCTGGCAAAGTCCAAGGCTGTTGCACTGTCCAATCTGCCGGACGGCTGGTTGCCCAATACTTACGCGGGCAACGTTGGTGCTTGCGCCATTGCCTGCGACATGGCACAGCGCATGGGAACCACCGAGTTGTTCGTGATGCAGAACCTTTACGTTGTTTACGGTCAGCCCACTTGGAGCGGCAAAAGCTGCAAGGCACTTATCGACAACAGCGGACAGTTTGCAGGGCGTTCCCGCTATCGCATGGAAGGTCAAGAGGGCACGGACGCATGGGGCTGCCGCCTGATCGCCGTGGACAAGCTGACCGGCGAAAAGGTAGAAGGGCCAAAAGTCACGGTGCAGATGGCAAAGGACGCAGGATGGTGGAACAAAAGCGGCAGCTACTGGCCGAAGATGACAGAGATGATGCTCAAGTACCGCGCCGCCGCCTATTTTGCCCGCGCTGAGTGCCCGGAAGTTTTGATGGGCGCAAACATCGACTACGAGGCAGGAGTTGGCGACAGCGCAGAGGAGGAACCGAAACATGCTTAACATTGTAGCAATCATGGGTCGCCTTGTGGAAGACCCGGAACTCCGCACCACCCAGCAGGGCACCAACGTGTGCACCTTCCACATTGCCTGCGAGCGCAGCTATACCCCGAAGGGCCAGCAGCGTCAGGCTGATTTTATTAATATCGTAGCATGGCGGCAGCAGGCTGATTTTGTGAGCAAGTACTTCCGTAAAGGCAGCATGATCGCCGTTGAGGGCAGCTTGCAGACCCGGCAGTATCAGGACAAGAACGGCAACAACCGCACTGCTGTGGAGGTCGTGGCAAACAATATCAGCTTTGCGGGCGCAAAGCGTCAGGACAGCCAGAGCGCGCCCTCCTATGAGCAGCAGACTGCAAGCCATGTGGAACAAGCTAAGGCACAGACCGGATTTGCACAGGGCAGCGCAGACGACTTTGCTGTGATAAATGATGGCGACGATCTGCCGTTTTATGGGGGGTAAGGCGTGAGAAGTAAAACAAAACCGAAACAGGACAGTTACGTTGTCCTTCAGCGTTGGATGCGCACAGAGCTTGGATTGAAGGGCAACGAGCTGACGGTGTATGCCATCATCTACGGCTTCTCTCAGGACGGTGAGAGCGTCTATAAAGGCGGGTACGGATACCTTGCAGACTGGACAGGCCTGAGCGAAAACGGTGCCCGGAACATCGTCAAAGAGCTTGTGGCACGCGGACTGCTGAAGGAGCACAAAACCATGGTGGGCGGCATCCTCGTGAACCAGTACGTTGCAGTCCGAAATCCAACCCCGGAAACGGTGCCGGAGGATGGCGCATACCCCTACAAAAATTGTACCCCTACAAAAATTGTACCCCTACAAAAACTGTATCCGAACCCCTACAAAAAGTGTACCCAGACCCCTACAAAAAGTGTAGACAGGAAATATATAGGGAAACCTATAGGGAAACCTATCTATCCGCGCGAGGAGCGCGGAACGGATACGATGGATGGATTGGATACCGCACGAGAGGATGTCTTGGAACGATTCCGGGAGCAGCTGGAACTGGACACGCTAGAGCGCCGGTACGAGCCTGAGAAATTGGAGGAACTGCTGGACAACATTGCGGACATGTACTGCTGCCCCAGCATGATCCAGACCATCGGGCAGTATCCACAGACCACGCAGTCCATCCGCAAGCGGCTGGACAAGCTTACCAGCCAGCACATCGAGTACGTTTTGGATGCTCTGCTCAACAGCACAAAGCCTGTCCACAATATCCGGGGCTACATACGGGCGGTGCTGCTGAACGCTCCCACCACCATGGAGCATTACTATCAGGCAAAGGGCAACAGCATCGCAGCCGGCGGAGGAGGTAGGCGCTGATGCAGGAGATCTGGAACGAGGAGCTCTACCCTCTCCCAAAGAGCAGCCCTTGCCGCAACTGCCCCTGTAAGGCGTGCTCGCCGAATTATTACAAGAAATGCACAACATGGCTTGCGTGGTTTGCAAAAAGCTGGGACAGCATCCAGCAGCAGGCCGCAAAAGCCGCAAGAATCTGAGAATGGGGATATCGTCATGAGAACAATGGCAAAAATCGCGATCATCAACCTGAAAGGCGGCGTGGGAAAATCCGTCACCGCCTGCAACCTTGCCTGCCTGTTGGCAGAGATCTGGTCCCGGCGGGTGCTGGTGATGGATCTGGACAAGCAGGGCAACACTACCAAGTTCTTCAACCGCTTTGCTTATGGCCGCAAGACCATGGGCGATGTGCTCACCCTGACCGCTACCATGCAGGATGTTATCATGCAGACGGATTTTGAACACGTCGATCTGGCGCTCAGCAACATGAATATGCTGCTTGCCAACAAAAACGTCATGCTGGATGTGCTGCGGCCGCAGTGGGACAGGCTGCGCAAGGCGCTGGACACCATCCGCAATGACTATGACTACTGCATTATCGACTGCCCGCCTGACATCGACATGGCTACCGTCAATGCGCTGGCTGCCGACGACTGGGTGATCATCCCGGTGGACTGCGACGAGTGGGCGATGGACGGCATGAGCGAGATCCGCGAGCAGGTGGATGCCATCCGGGAGAGCTACAACCCGCAGCTGGAAGTGATGGGCGTGCTGGCAACCAAGTACACCCGGGGCAGGTACAGTGTGGACACCATCAACGAGATCGCCAACATGGACTTGCCTGCCTTCCGCAACCCGGACAACAGCATTTTGCGCATCGACTACAGTGTGAAGGTCAAGGAAGCCAAGGCGCGGCACCTTCCGGTGCACAAGGTCTGTCGGAATATCAAGACCAGCGCCCAGTATAAGGCACTGGCGCAGCTGGTTAAAAAATGCGTGGAGGGCGAATGAATGAGACTGATTGATGCGGATGTGCTGCGGAAGCGCATCGAGGAAAGAATTCAAGAGTTCGACAAAGAGACATCGGCATCCAGTGCTTTTATGGGCTATGCCTTGGATGATGCGCTTGATTACATCGATACCACGCCGACTGCTGCGCTTGAAACCGATGCTCAGCGCTGGCGCAATCCTGAAACAGACCCGCCCAAGGTCGAAACCGAAGTGCTGGTGCTGGTTGATTGTGGGAAAGGCTACTGCATCACAACGGCCTTTTATGAGGACGGAACTGTTTCTCAGTACGAAAGCCTCTGGCAGTGGGAAGATGTCGATGATTACGGAATTTATGACGAAGAAGATGATTTGTATAGGCTCCCGAAAGGCTGGTGGGAATACCGCCACTTTACACCAGAAGATACACTGGAATGTCCGATAGCTACGCCGGTCGTAGGCTGGATGCCTTTGCCGCCGAAGGAGATTACAAAATGAGCGAAAAACGTATAGTCTACGCGGAGGATGTGATCCAGAGAATCCGCGACCTAGCCCCGGAAATTCTGGGCGGCTGGTATAACCCATACATGGAGAACGAGTTAGAACAGCTTGTTTGCATTGTTGAAAGCACTCCGACGGCAGCAGATACGGACGTCCCGCGCTGGCGCAAGACCGCAGAAGAGCCGCCGACTGAAAAAGATTCTGCGAACGGAAATGTTCTCGTGAAGTACATGGATGCGACTTTTGCTCAATCAGCAACGTGGGACATCGTGGCCAGTGCGCCAGATGGCCGGTATCGCAGGGTTTGAAATCATAGGCCGCATCCCGCTGAGGGACAAGGCCACCGGAAAGGAGTACAGGTAATGGCACAGCATTACAAAATCGACTGCGACAAGGTGGAGGACCGGAAAGCGCTAGTTGTCATCCTGTCGATGAACGGCTACACCGTCCGCATGGGCAAGGAAAAGCGCAGCGGAAAATCCACTTTGACCTATTTCGTGGAGTATTGGAGGGGCGACGATGAAGGGTAACGCAACGCCCAGCGCCCGCCGCAGCTACATGGGCGCACGGAGCCGCGCAGAAGGCGCAGGTTTTGAGGCCATCATCAGCTCCGCTTGCGACTACTACCGCGCAATCGGGCGGGCAGACATCGAGAAAACCCCGGAGCCAATGAAGCCCCTCGGTGGTGCAGATCGCTCCGGCAGATTCCTCGCCTGCTACACCAAACAGGCGCAGCCAGACTACAAAGGCGTTCTCTCAGGCGGAAGAGCGGTCGTTTTCGAGGCGAAGCACACCGACACCGGTCGTTTGTTGTACGACCGCGTATCAGCCGAGCAAGCCGCCTGTTTGCGCCGGATATCACGGCTGGGCGGTATCGCGTTCGTTCTGTGTTCGTTCAATGGCCGGGAGTTCTACCGCATTCCGTGGCAGATCTGGGAAGACATGAAGGACGTGTTTGGCCGGAAGTACATTGCACCGGCAGACGTGAAAGCCTACCGCGTCCGCGTTGCAGCGCCGGGAGTGCTGCTGTTTTTGGAAAATCTGAAGGAGGATGTATAGTGAAAGCACATATCGTGACAAAATGCAAGCCGTGTCCGTTCTGCGGTGCAAGAGCGGATGTAATTGAGAGTATCACCGGAATAGACTTAATTGCCTGCTCAAACTACAGCGGTTGCGGCGCAATCGTCAGCTTTAACAACAAGGATTGCGATGAGCGCGGCGTTTCGCCGGTGGTGTATTTTAACCGGAGAGCGGAACAGAACGGAGGCACAGTATGACTATTGGAACTGCAATGTTGGGAGCGTTTCTCCTGCTTCTTGTTGGAGGAGCGATAACTTTTGCAATTTCAGGGCTTGTCTGGTTGCTTGTAGACCACCCTGTTGTGCTGTTTTCCGTTTTGGCTACCGCACTTTTCATTCTCTTAACAATTTGGTTTTACGTTGGAGGAAATGCAACATGACACGCACATGGACACCTGAAAGCGAACACCCAAAGCCCAGTACCGGTGTGGATTACCACGAGGTAAAGGCGTGGTTCCAGCAATGCAGAGATCTGGCGGACGCGGTAGAAGCCCAAAAACAGAAGATCCAGCGCATCCGGGAAGTTGCCGAAAAGACCACCCCAAGCCTGAACGGGATGCCCGGCGGCTGTGGTGCCGGTGACAAGGTCGGGCTTGCTGCAGCAGATATTACGGACGAGCAGCGCCGTCTGCAGCAGATGGAAACAGACCTTTGCCTGCTGCGCATTGAGGCCACCCGGCGGGCGTACTGTATCACGGCAAGCAAATCCAGCAAAAAACAGGCTGACTGCCTGTGCCTGTACTACGTCAAGAACAAAAAGCAGCGCGAGGTCTGCGAGGAGTTGGGGCTTTCGGAAGAAAACCAGGTCTCCATCTACATCAAGTGGGGCAGCATCTATCTGGCAGAGATTTGGGACAGTTTTGGCGATACTCAACAAACCGCACAAAAAAAGTCTTGATTCCTTGTATTGCACATTCATGCTACAAATATCCAACAAAAACAGGCAAAGTGATAAAATTGGTATAAGCGGAATCGCCGAAAGCGATAAGACGCTTGCCACGCAGTCTCCGAAACGAATCCTCCCAAAATGCTTTCCTCCCAAGGCTTGACAGGCATTTTTCTTTCTCTCGTTTCGCGGGCTGCTTCTATGTTCCGGTAGCTCAACTGGTAGAGCAGCAGCCCATTGAAGCAGCAAGTAGTTGGTTCAAACCCATCCCGGAGCACCATGACGCTGCTCTCCCGAAGCAGCGACCACCTGACGCATGGGCTGACATCCCGCTTGTGGCTGCGTGTAGAGTGGCAGGGTATCCTTACCTGCCCTCACAACCTCCGCACGCACCGGAGGCCACATAATCCGTACACCGGTTTCCATAATTCCCCCGGCAGGATGTGCGTCAACAGAACCAGCATGGAAACGTGCTGGTTTTTCTTTTGTTATATGCCGCCTGAGCGCAGTTTGGAGCGCGGCGCGTGTGTGTAGACACGGCTGGTTCGATTCCAAGGGCGGCTTTTTATATTCCCGTAGTTCAAGTGATGGAACAGCGGTCTCCAAAACCGCAGGCTGCAGGTTTGAGCCCTGCCGGGAATGCCAGCTGCGTACCCTGTGAGGGGGCTACGCGGATAGCCGGGCATCTGGCGGCGAAAGTACCGGATGCAGCAGCACTCCACCCGTTTACGTTGTCCGAGAAACTGAATGTATACTGGGAGTGCTGCTTATTTTGATATCCTGCCGTTCGTGTGGGCGGCTTTTCTTTTAAGCGATTTTTTGAGAGGCGGTGGCAATGACCTACAAGAAAAAGAATCCGGTAGGCGCACCGCCGAAATATAAAAATTCCGCAGAAATGCAGGAAAAGATAGATGCTTACTTTTCTGACTGTGAAGGAGAGCTTTTGCAGGACGCGAATGGAGCACCAGTTCTGGATAAGTACGGAAATGAAATCTATCTGCATCAGCGTCCGCCCACTGTCACCGGTCTGGCTCTTGCGCTGGGCTTTACATCCCGACAAGCGCTGATGAACTACCAAGGGAAAAAAGAGTTTGTTGACACGATTACGCGCGCAAAAGCCCAGTGTGAAAAATACTCCGAAGAACGGCTGTTCGACCGGGACGGAACGAACGGAGCACAATTTAGCCTAAAGTTTAATTTTGGATGGGACAACAAAGAGGAAAAAACAGAAGAAAACGAAAGCGCAAGCCCGGCAGTCTCCGAAAACAGGCTGTTCGAGCTTTTGGCACCGCAATTCCTGCCGACATGGCAGAAGATCATGAGAGGCGATGCAGACGAAGCGCTGGAAAAGGGTGGACGCGGATCCACAAAATCCAGCTTCTGCAGCATCGGCATTATCAAACTTCTGCAATTGCACCCGGATTGCAACGCGGTATGCATCCGAAAGGTGGGCGATACCCTGCGAACGTCCGTGTATGCACAGATGCAGTGGGCGGTTGACCAGCTGGAACCCGGAATGTGGAAATGTACGGTCTCTCCAATGGAGATGACAAACAAAAACACAGGTCAGAAGATTCTATTTTTCGGTCTGGATGACCCCGGAAAAATCAAGTCTATCAAACTGCCGCACGGTTACATCGGCATTCTATGGTTTGAAGAGCTAGACCAGTATGACGGAGAGGAACAAATCCGCAACGTGGAGCAGTCCTGTCTGCGTGGAGGAGATTTCTCTTTCACGTTCAAAAGCTTTAACCCGCCTGCATCACCCCGTAACTGGGCAAACCGTTATGCTCTGGAAGTGCGCGACCGCAAGATCATCCAGCACTCCGACTACACGATGGTGCCGCAGGAGTGGCTTGGCAGGCGTTTCCTTGATGACGCAGAAAATCTAAAGAAACGCAACCTGATCGCCTACAAGCACGAGTATCTGGGCGAGGTGACCGGCTGCGGAAAGGAAATCTTTACCAACATCAAGGCGGAAAAGATAGACCCATCCAAGTTTGAGCGCAAATATCACGGCATTGACTGGGGCTGGTATCCAGACCCCTTTGCTTATAACTGCATGAGCTACGACGCAGCACGCAAGACCCTGTATATCTATGACGAGATCACCGTGCGGCGTACCCGCAACGAGGACACGTTCAAGATGCTGCAAGACAGGCACGTCATGGAAAACCCGGAAAGCGAGCGCCTGACCGCAGACAGCGCAGAAAACAAGAGCTGCACCGACTTTACCGCGTGGGGTATCAAGTGCTTGCCAGCGCTGAAAGGCCCGAACAGCGTGGGGCAGGGCGTGAAGTGGCTGCAAAGCCTGACCGCCATTGTGATAGACCCGGTGCGATGCCCGGACACACTGAAGGAGTTTACCGAGTACGAGTATGACGCGGACAAGAACGGCGAGCCGTTGCCCGGATACCCAGACCACGATAACCACCACATAGACGCTACACGATACGCCATGGAGCTTGTGTGGCACAAGCCCGGAAAATAAGGAGCAAAGCAAGTGAGAACATACCAAGACCTTGAAGCGGTGCAGAACGACCCCGCAGCCAAAACCGCTTTTGTGCAAAGCTTTATTGCGGAGCACGCTACAAGCGCCCCGGTGCGTACCGCTGAAAAGGCTGACAAGTATGACAGGCAGCTGAACACCGGCGTGGATGACTTTCTGGATGCACTTGCCGATATCGACTACAAACTCAACGGCATCACAAAAAGAGCCCGCCCGGAGACCGTTAAAAGCAACTCCTTCCACCGTCTCAACGTGCAGCGTGTGGCGTATAGCCTTGCAAACGGCATTACCCTGCCGGGTGAGGACAACGCAAAGGCAAATCTGGGTGAAAGCTTTGACGAGCAGCTTTACCGGCTGGGTTACCTTGCCTGCATCCATGGGGAAAGCTTTGGCTTTTGGAACAACGACCATCTGGACGTGTTTAAGTTGACCGAGTTTGCGCCCCTGTACGACGAGCAGGACGGCACCATGCGAGCCGGTATCCGGTTCTGGCGCTTGCAGCCAGACAAGCCCATGCACGCTGTACTGTATGAGGAGAGCGGCTACACCCGCTACACCGAGGACAGCAAGGGCGAGAGCCTGTTGCATCAGGACGGCGAGCAGCAGCCCTACAAGACAACCACGACCACAACCCCCGCCGGGGACGAGATCGTAGAGGGTGAAGGGTACGGCACACTTCCCATTGTGCCGCTTTGGGGCAGCAGCGCAAAGCAGAGCACACTTGTCAACCTCAAAGGGTACATCGACAACATTGACCTGATTGTCAACGGCTTTTGCGATGATCTGCGCGAGTGTGCGCAAGTGTACTGGCTTATTTCCAACTACGGCGGCATGAATGACGCAGATCTGCGCAAGTTCATGCAGCGGCTGCGGTTCAACCACGCCGCCAACGTAGACAACGCCGGGGACAACGGCGGCAGTGTGCAGCCTTACACGCAGGAGATTCCCACACAGGCGCGGGAGACCCTGTTGCAGCGGCTGCACAGCTCCCTGTATGAGGATTTCGGAGGGCTGGATGTACATTGCGTAAGCGCAAACAGCACCAACGACCATCTGGACGCCGCCTATCAGCCGATGGACGAGAACGCCCGCGACTTTGAACAGCAGGTCACCAAGTTTGTGCGTCAGGTGCTAAAAATTGCCGGTCTGCCGGATGCAAAGCCGCAGTACACCCATGTGCGCATCTCTAACACCAAGGAGCAGGTAGACATGGCGCTTGCAGAGGCGACCATCATCGGCAACGAGATGGCAATAGAACTGCTGCCCAACCTGACGCAGGAGCAGAAAGAGCAGGCAAAGGTTGCGCTGATGGCAGAGAGCGCAACGCGGGAGACCGTGGACGAGGAGGACAACGAGGATGAAAACTCATAACGGGATGAAAATATTTATCTGGATTTTCTTTGGCGTGTGCGTTGCGCTTATCATTGGAAGCGCAATTTTGGACGCCGTTTTATCTGTTTACTACGTCAAAGGCGTTTTTAGCGCAGATATGCCTGAATGGGCTAAATGGGCGCTTGTGACTATTGCAGCGTCATGAAACAAACTGACCTTGACCGCATCTCCACCCGGCAGCTGAACCGTCTGCGCCGCCGCATTTTGCGGGTCTATGGAACCGCCCGCCGGGAAATGACTAAGCAGCTCACCGAGTTTCTGGAGCGCTACCAGAAACTGGACGCCTACAAGCGGGCGCAGCTGGAAGCCGGCGAGATCACCGAGAGCGACTATCGCACATGGCTGCGCAATCAGGTGTTTCAGTCCGAGATGATGCACCAGAAGCTGGACAACATCATCCAGACATGCACCACAGCCCAGCAGACGGCGTACAAGCTGGCGCGAGATGAACAGTACGATATCTTTGCCCTTGGCGCAAACTGGGCGTTCTATGAGCTGGAACAGGCCGCAGGCGTGGCGTTCAATCTGACCTTGTACAACACCGAAGCGGTCAAGCGGCTGCTGCTGGAAAACCCCAAGCTGGTGCCCAACAAGCGCATCAAGAGCGAAAGCAACCGCACCTACGATGCCCGGGTGTTCAACCGGTACGTCATGCAGGGCATTGTGCAGGGCAAGAGCGTCCATGACATTGCGGTGCAGGCTGTGAAGGGCATGGCAGACACCGAGGCGCACTGGGCGATGAACAACGCCATCACAGCCCTTACAGGCGCACAGAACGCCGGGACGATGCAGCAGTTGCGCAACGCCCAAGCCATTGGCATTGAGGTGCAGAAGCGCTGGAATAGCACGCTGGACTACCGCACCCGCGAGATGCACCGGCTGCTGGATCAGGAGACCGCCGACCTTAACGAGCCGTTCAAGGTGCAGGGATACGAGATCCAGTACCCGGGAGACCCCAACGCAGCGCCGGAAATGGTCTACCACTGCCGGTGCAAGCTGACCAGCGCGTTGGTCAAGTACCCGAGACAGACCGCAGCCCGGCGGGATAACGTTACAAAAGCTGTCACATCTGACCTGACCTATACCGAGTGGTACAAAGCCAAAGGTGGCACAGAAGCAGAACAGATGTGGTGGGCGGAAGAGCGGGAGCGGAAGAAGAAGGAGGGATGAACCGTGATTCTGCCAATGGAAAACACCGAGAAAATGATTTTTCCGGGCGTTGGCAAGTATGGCATCCCTGAAATCAAGCCGGAAACGGACATCCGCATTGACAAACTAGAATGGATCCCGGTCAATTATGCGCTGACCGCCAAAGACAAGGCCACAAAAGGCGTGCACTTTTACAAGGACGATTACCAGTTTGAACGGTTCTGGAACAACCCAGAAAAATACATTCCCCTTTTGCAGCAGTTTGGCGCGGTATGTTCGCCGGATTTTTCTTTGTACAGTGATATGCCGCTTGCGGTGCAGCTTTTCATGCACTACAAAAAGCACTGGCTGGCTGCATACTGGCAGGCGCACGGCATCCACGTCATTCCAACGCTCTGCTGGTGCGGTGAGCAAAGCTATAACTGGTGCTTTGACGGCGAGCCCAGGAACGCCATCGTGAGCATTTCGAGCCACGGCACGCAATCTGACCCATACGAAGCAGAATGTTTTGCTAAGCACTGCCGTAAGGCGCTGGAAGTGCTGCAACCGAGCAGCATCTTGTGGTATGGCAAATGCCCTGATGAATTTGACTGGAACGTTACCAAAATCAAACCATTTCAATACGAAAGGAGGCACTACCGTGAGTAAAAGAGGTTCAGGCAGTTCCGCGAGAGCGGGCGGAGGGAACGCCAACGAACACGAGTTTGAATCTTTTGTAAATGGCAAATGGGTCACCGATTACAGCAAAATTGCGGCAGAAGAGGCAAAGAGAGCCGCCGTTGTTGTGGACAGTTCGAGATACAAGAAAACGCATAACGATGTTGTGTCTTTTGTGAAAGAGCAAGTTGGCGTTGATCTCAACAAATATCGAAGTGGCGATGGTTCTTCTCCATCACATACTACATATTGGGACAAGAGCGGCCCGAAAGTTGCTTTTGATCTAAAGGGCATGACTTCAAGTGACCGCACAAAGCTGATGCAGTTGTCACAAAAGCCGTTTGGAGTAACGGTTGAACAGGGTGGCGCATGGATTGGCTTTGTTTCGAGGAAAAGGAAGAAAAAGTGAGCCATGAACTTTAACTACAACATCAAAGTCACCGACAACACCCCGCAGCTGCATGAAGCGCTGGAAGCGTGGGTGGAAAGGGTGCTGACCATCTGGGGCATGAAGGTGCAGGACTACGCCCAGCTGCTTGTGCCCACCGGCACGGCAGACAGCACCGGCATAGAGGGCTATGTGGGCGGTGCGCTGAAAGCGTCCCTTACCTACGTTGTATCTGCGGCGCAAAAGACCGTGACCATCGGATCAAACCTGTTTTATAGCGTGTATGTGGAGTTGGGCACCGGCATTTTTGCCGAGAAGGGCAACGGACGCAAAACGCCGTGGGTCTGGCAAGACTTCAACGGCAAGTGGCACTTTACCCGGGGCATGGCTCCCCGCCCCTTCCTGCGCCCGGCGGTAGAAGATCATATTAAGGAACTGCAAGAAATTGCAGTGGAGGAAGGAAACAGGGAGGTATAAGTATGAGCAAAATCGAAGAGTTGACAGAAGAGCGTGAGAAATTGCGGCTCAAGCAGCTTGAGTACCAGAAAAGCGCTGAGGAGTGCGAGCGGCTGCAGCTTGAGATTTCAAATCAAATTCGGGAGCAGAAGGTCGAAAACGACAGAGACGCAAACAAGCGGCTTTGCTTTGAAATCGACGAAGCAAGAATCAAACTCCAAAAAATTTGCGATAAAGTTCTGGGCGAGGGCACCGCGCTGGTTGGTGTGTCCCTTGCTATGAAAACGAGCAATGTCAGATTTCAGAGATATGACTTCGACTAAGAACTCAATATCCAGCGGTTGGCGCACAGCGTCAGCCGCTTTTTTATGCCGTTTTCGCACAACTGGCAGTGCTCCCGGCTCATAACCGGGTAGTTGCAGGTTCGAACCCTGCAAGCGGCACCACACCGGCAGCACGTCCGGCAAAATAACCTGATTGCCAAGCATGGCAGCCCAAGCAAGGGCAGAAAGGACACACACATGGCACTCAAAAGAGCAGATATCCGCAAGATTCTGGAAAACGCCGAAACCTCCAACGATGACAAGGCAAAAGCCATTCTGGATGCCCTGCACGAGGAGACCGACGCCCTCCGGGACGAACTGGATACCGAAAAAAACGCCCGCGTTGCAGCGGAAAAGGAACGGGACGCAGCCAACAGCGGTAAGCAGACCGCAGAACAGGCTCTGACCGACTACAAGACCCAGCAGACCGCAAAGGAATCCAGAGCCGCAAAGGAAGCCAAGTTCCGGGAGCAGCTCAAGGCCGCAGGCGTGCTGGAAAAGTACTTTGACCGCATCGTGCGCTTGTCTGGCGAGGACATCGACAAGATGGAACTGGACAGCAAGGGCAACGTGAAGAACGCGGACAAGCTGGCTGAGAGCCTGAAAACCGATTGGAGCGACTATGTGGGCAGCACCTCCACCAAGGGCGCACCGGTGGACAACCCGCCCGCAAACACCGGCTCCAAAATGACCAAAGACCAAATTTTTGCAATCAAGGATTCCACAGAACGGCAAGCCGCGATTGCAGCAAATGCCGACCTGTTTACAGGCGGCGGGAAGGAATAAGCTATGGCAGCAAAAGAAAATCTGATTACCACCACCGAGATCACCGTCAACCCCCGCGAGATCGACTTCGTGACCCGCTTCCAGCGCAACTGGGATCATCTGCGGGAGATCATGGGCATCATGCGCCCCATCCGTATGCAGCCTGGCACTGTGCTGAAGAGCAAGTACGCACAGGGCACCTTGCAGAGCGGCACCGTGGCAGAGGGCGAGGAGATCCCCTACAGCCAGTACACCGTCAAAGAGAAGGAATACGGCAAGATCACCATCGAGAAGTACGCCAAGGCCGTCTCCCTGGAAGCGATCCAGAATTACGGCTACGAGGTTGCCGTGCAGAAGACCGATGACGAGTTCCTGTACGACCTGACCGCCAAGGTCACCGACAAGTTCTACAAGTACCTGAACACCGGCAGCCTGAAGGGCACCCCCAAGACCTTCCAGATGGCTCTGGCAATGGCAAAGGGCAGCGTGGAGAACAAGTTCAAGAACATGCACCGCACCGTCACCGGCGTTGTGGGCTTTGCAAACGTTCTGGACGTGGCCGAGTATCTGGGCACCGCAAACATCACCATCCAGAACCAGTACGGCTTCCAGTACATCAAGGACTTCATGGGCTACAACACCATTTTCCTGCTGTCTGACGGCGAGATCGCAAAGGGCAAGGTCATTGCCACCCCTGTTGACAACATCGTGATGTACTACGTTGACCCCTCCGACAGCGACTATGCCAAGGCTGGTCTGGTGTACACCACCGCAGGCGAGGCCAGCAACCTGATCGGCTTCCACACTCAGGGCAACTACACCACCGCCGTGTCCGAAAGCTTTGCCATTACCGGCGTGACCCTGTTTGCCGAGTATCTGGACGGCATCTCTGTCCAGACCATCACCCCGGGCGAATCGGTCTGATATACAAGGAGGTGACCCCCGCATGACTGTGCAAGAACTGTGCGTGTACACGCGAAACTTCTTTGACCGGTACGATGACCCCACCGCCGGGGAATTTACCTTCACGGCAGACACTGTCCCCGCCGGGGTATCCGCCGGGCAGTATTTCCTTGTATGCGGGTCTGTGTTCAATGACGGCGTGCACAAAGCGGGAGATGGCGACCTTACCCCTGAAACCTTCACCGGAACGGTACAGCCTATGCGTGTCCCTCCTGATTTTGTGGCGCTTGCCAAGAAGATCACAGACTACGATGCAGCCACGCCCGGCGGCGGGCGCTATGTTTCCCAGTCCTTCAATGGCTGGTCCGGAACCATGGCCACCGGCACGGATGGCTTGCCCGCAGACGGCTGCACCCACTACCGCCGGGAGATCAACCAATGGAGGAAACTGTAATGCCTGTAAACGATTTCACGAAGTTCACCGTGATGGAGAACTTTACAAAAAAGTTCTGTTTCATGGAAAAAAAGCTGGTATCGGACGGCCTGTTTGGCTCTACCACCACATGGGAGGACGGCATGAAGTTCCTTGCCGTAGAACGCCATGACCAGACCATTGAAGCACAGCAGGCAGAGCAGCAGGGCACGGCATCCACCTACTCCCTCTATGTGGATAAGGGCATCAAGCTGTCCCCCTTCGACCGCATCAAGCGGCTGGACGATGGGCAGACCTATGAGGTGACCACCGCGAGCAGCGACAAGATTTCCCCCGCCGAAAGCGGGATGAATCTTGCCGTTGTGCAGTGCAAAAAGGTGGTGCTTTCCTGATGGGCGCAGCAGAAGCCATTACCACGGCGCTGAACAGCTTTTTCACCCTGTTCAGCATTCCTGTGTATCCGGAGGATTTCGTGCCGCAGGGCGCTTCCCTGCCCTATATCACGGTGCTGCCGGTCATTCCCAAGGGGTTTGACGAGAGTAGCACCTTCCACGCACGGCTGTGGTATCCGGTGGACGGCGGCAAGCTGCCCATCATCCGCAAAACAGATGAGATGCGCGCTGCCCTCGGGGATGGGCTTACCATCGAGTGCGAGGGCGGCGCAATTCTTTTATGCGCAGGCAATCCGTGGGCGCAGTCTATGGACAACCCCCCGGAAAAATACCTGTGCACATACCTCAACTTTGACGTCACATCCTTTGTGGTGTGAGAAAGGATAACGCATGAACAAAATGTATCACGCCATTTCGGCAGATGCTTTCAAAAAGCTTCAGTTTCAGGCTGGCGCACTGCTGAAAAAGTTCGACCCGGCTGGCACTACCCCCATTGCAGCGGAGGATATGATCTGCCTGACTTCCGGCGGCATCACCGTCAGCTGCAAGCCCAACACTATTGATCTGGGCGAGGATCTGGACGAGGTGCCCGAGAACACTTGGCAGCTGAAGCACATCACCAGCTGGGATTGTGGCCTGTCTACCACCTGCATGACCGTGAGCGCTGACACCATCAAGCTGGAGTTGGGCGCTGCAGACGTGGAAACCAACAAGATCACCGTCCGCGAGGACTACAAAAACGAGGACTTCCAGGATATCTGGTGGCACGGCAATCTGATTGGCGGCGGCTATGCTGCTGTCAAGCTGATGAAGGCCGTAAGCGATGGCGGCCTTGAGCTGAAAACCACCAAGGACGGCAAGGGCAACATCAACCTGAGCCTGAAGGGTCACTACGACATGACCGACACCAGCAAGGTGCCTATGGAGTTCTACGTCAAGGAGGCAGAGTAATGATCCTTACCATCAATCTTGACCCCGTGGAGGCCCTGCCCAAGCTGTATGACGCGGTGGACGGCATCACCCGCATGATCATGGACGCAAAGGACAACGTGGACAACCCGGAGACCAAAGCCGCCCGGGAGACCATTGTTGCCAACGCCATGAAGCTGCTGGGTGCAGAGCCTGCAGAAACCGCAGAGGGCAAGAAAAAGCTGACCCCGCGCGAGTTTGCGCTGGCTGCGCTGGACTTTATCAAGCCGCTGATGAAGCTTGATCCGCAGCGCACCATGAACGCCCTGCACCAGCTGTACACGCTGGAAAAGGGCGAGAAGGACACCTTGCCCAAGGCATTCACCGCGCTTACCAAGTCCGTGATGCAGGAGGATATGCAGGATTTTTTGTCATCGCTGGCCGACTTGAACGGCCTGAGTTTTGGCACTACCTCTGCCGAGCCGACCTCCAGCATCTCCGCGCCTACGGAATAAAGTATTTCGTCTGGTTTGTCATCAGCGAGATGCGCGAACGCCACCGCACAAAGGCATACCAGCTGTATACGGCTGATATGCTTTTTCTTTGTGCTGTATCGCTGGGGCAGCAGGTGGAGCAGTCCTTCAGCGAGATCATGGCAGAGTACGACAAGCCGCTATCTGAGCGCCGACACGAAACAACACTGGAAGAAGCGCAGGCGTGCTGGGAAAAGACGCTTGCAGACAGTAAAAAAGCCGCAGAGCAGAACGGAGGTGGTGGGACCTGAACATTTTTAATTTGATGGCCACTTTGGGGCTTGATACCTCCGAGTATGAGCAGGGCATCGAGCAGGCCAGAAAAGAGACGCAAAGCGCCGCAAACTCGCTGAACCGCAGCGCAAACACCGCCGGGAGCGGCGTTTCTGGCATGGCAAGCCAGTTTGCAGCAGCCAGCGCAAAAGCGACTGTCCTTGCAAATATGCTTACTTCGCTTGGGACAAAGGCTGTAGGCCTTGCAAAGGGCTTTGTGGAGATGGGCATTTCATACAATGCCCAGATAGAAAAGTACACCACCGGCTTTACCAATATGTTGGGCAGCGCACAGGCCGCACAGGAAGCCATGCAGGCCATTCAGGAGGACGCAGCCCGCACGCCGTTTGACGTGGCATCCCTGACGCAGGCAAACCAGCTGCTCATCAGTGCGGGCGAAAACGCAGAGTATTCCCGCAAGGTCATCAATGCACTGGGCGATGCAGTTTCCGCAACCGGCGGCGGCAACGCCGAACTATCCCGCATGGCTGCAAACCTGCAGCAGATCGCAAACGTGGGCAAGGCTGCAACGATAGACATCAAGCAGTTTGCCTATGCCGGCATCAATATCTATCAGATTTTGGCAGACTACACCGGCAAATCGGTGCAGGAAGTCCAGAATATGACCATCAGCTACGACCTTCTTTCGCAGGCGCTCATAGCAGCCAGCGAGGAGGGCGGGCGTTACTATAACGCCATGGACACCCAGAGCCAGACCATGAACGGGCGTATATCCACCCTGAAGGATAACGTCAGCCAGCTGGCTGGGCTTTTGACTGGAAATCTAACAAACGCTCTTGGTGGCGTTATTTCCAAACTGAACGAAATGGTTATAGCCGCTCAAGACGCATACAAACTTGACGGATGGAGCGGCCTTATCGGAGAAATAACAGGTCTTACCAGCGTTATAGACAAGGCTAAATCCTCTGCTGTTGGCCTGAAAGCTGTTTTCGATGCTTTGAAAAGTGGAGAAATTGGCATTTTCCATGGTGACTGGGATGCTGTTTATAAAAAGGCATTCAATTCAGACCAAGAAATCAAAAAAATCCAAAAAGAAAGCAGAAAAAACTGGGACACTAACCATAGTGGCATGGTCTGGGACGAAAATGACGGATGGGTGCCCGCTAAAACAAGCGGAACATCTGGCAGTTCCATCGTCATAAGTCCTTCCGGCAAGACTGGCAAAACTCCCAAGACTGGCAAAACCCCAAAATCCACTTCCAATACCGAAACCGTCATAGCGTCCGTGTCGCACACCGCAACCACCACCGCACAGAATGCGCTGGGCGCTGTGACTACAAGCGTTGAGACCTTGCAGGAGAAGGTAAAGGACGCAGCGGGCAACATCAAAGACCGCGTGACCGAGACCACCACCGAAACCGGTAAAGAGATGGTCAACGGCGTTGCTACCACCTATACGCTTGTGACCAAGAAAGTTACGGACGCGAACGGCAAAATAAGCACCACGACCAAGAAGGTCTACGCCGATATGTCCAAGACACTGCTTGGCGCCCTGACCACCATTGCAGAAAAGACCTTCAACGGCATCACCACCACTACGCAGCAAGCTGTGGAGACCTACGCGGACGGCAGCCAGCACATCAAAACAACCGCCACCGAGACCGGCGAGCGCATTGTGGACGGCGTGCGGCAGACCTACACCAAGGTCATCAGCTACATTGACGGCGTGCAGGACAAGGTGACAGAGACCGCGCAGAACATCGACAAGAGCATCAAGGCGACCCAAAAACGCATTGATGCGAACCTGAGCAAAGCACAGCAGCAGCTTAACAGCGGCATTTTCAAGAATGGCAAGAACCTTTATACCGACCTGAAGAATCAGGACTGGGCGGCGCTTGGGCTGGATATCGTCAATGTGATGTGGGGAGAGGTATCACAGGAGCAGCGCGAGGTGCTGTCCGACTGGGCTGCCAAAGCGCTGGAAGCCATCAATGAGGCGTATTCCGGCGGCGGTCTGAGCGAGGCGTTCAAAGCCTTTAAAAATGTGCTGTCCAACGGCATCAAAGCAGAGACAAACGGCGTCACAACGGACGTTAAGGGATTGGGCAAAGTGTTTCAGGATCTGGGCATCAACGTTTCCGATGTCGGCAGCAAGATCATGAGTATGCTGGGCACCATGGGCACGAGCATGGGCACCTTTGCAAGCGAAGAAGGCACCAAAATTGCAGGCCTTGCCGGGAGCATGGGCAGCCTTGGCACGATCGCCGAGGGCGCAGGCGGGCTGATCGCAAAGGTGGGCAGCCTGATTATGGCAAACCCGGAGGCCGCCGCGATCATCGCCATTGTGGCGGGTGTGGTGGCGCTGGGCGCTGCACTGTTTGCAAAGTTTGGCAAGGGCAAGAGCAGCGGCGGGCAGGCTGTGAGCCACTACGAAAGCCCCTTTGCCGGTCATGACGTGTACGACAGCCTGACTGAGTTTTCTACCCGGGCAGCCATGCAGCACCGCTACATGGAAAAAACCACCGGCACGGATGCACAGCTTGGCATTTTGCAGCAGATCCGCGATCTGCTGGACGAGCATCTTCCGGACATCGGCACCTGGCAGTTTGTCATGGACTGCGAGAAGGTGGCCGATATGCTCACACCGCGCCTTGCGACCAACATGGATGCCAGCATTGGCGTGTATACCCTGCGGGCAGAAAGGGGTGTTTAAATGGCGATCCACAGCGCAAAGCTGGGCAATTACGACACCCTTGCAACATGGGGACTGTACATGAAGGTGGGCAGCCCGAACATCGGGGAGCCCGAACCGGACGAAACCCTTGTGCAGATCACCGGCTCTGACACGCTGCTCAACCTTACCACCGCGCTGGACGGCAAGGTGCACTACAAAAAACGCACTATTACCATGGAGCTGCTTTGCACCACATCGAAAAAGCTGTGGAAGGTACTGCAAAGCCGCTTGCACAATGCCCTTGAGGGCAAGTGGCTGCAATGCGTGTTTGACGATGATCCCTCCTGGTACTGGGAGGGGCTGTGGCACGTCAAATTTGTGCCGGGGCGGCTCTCCGCTACGGTCACCATCACCGGCAGCTGCAACCCGTACAAGTACAACGTCTACGACGGCACACAGGATATCCGGTGGGATGACATCAACTTTGAAACGGACATCCTGCGGGACTACCGCAGCATTGCGCTGCCAGCCGATACGCCGGTGGATGTGGTCATCTACGGCGCACCGCACACCGCGGCTGTCTATTTCCAGCGCGGCGAAAGCGAGGCAAATGTGTCGTTGCAGGTCAACAAGGCCTATGCGGGCAGCCTTGCCAAAACGACCGAGTGGCAGTATCTGGAGGGGCTGGATATCCCGGACGGTGGAACCGTCACCCTGACCTTTACCGCTACTGCTACAAGCAGCATCACCATCAAGTATCTGGGGGCAAGCTTATGAGTTACAAGATCTATGCCGGCACGCAGACCGGCGTGGACAGCTGGGAAAACCGGGTCTGTATCTATGCGCCCGGCTCTGCGTTGGAGACCACGAAGCTGATCAGCCCCACTCTGACCCGAGAGTTTGGTAAGGCTGGAAGTCTGGAATTTACCATCCCGCTGGGCAACGTGGCGCACAGCGCCTTGCAAAAGCTGAAAACGGTGGTGTCCGTGGAGCAGGACGGCAAGGAGATCTGGCAAGGCAGGGTCATGAGCCATGAGCAGGATTTTCTGCTGCGGCAGAAGGTGTACTGTGAGGGCGAGCTTGCCTACCTCAACGACACCGATGTACCACCCTACACCGCCAAGGATGTGACCATCCTGCAGTTTCTGGACTTTCTCTGCAAGAATCACACCAGCCTGACCGACAGCTATAAAAGCTTCCGCATCGGAAACGTCACGGTGGAGGAGCAAAAGCGGTATGTTCCGGTAGCCGAAAAGTGCTATCTGAAGCTGGACTATGCCGCCAGCAGCCCGGACGAGCAAGGCGACTATTACCAAGAATGGGGTCTGTACTCCCAAAACGGGAACCGCCTTGAAAAGGTGTTTTCCTACATTTTTTCCGACTATGAAGATGTGCAGACCCCATCAGCACAAAACTGGCCGCTGAACGAGATCAAAACCGGAAAGGAGTACCTTGCCTGGCGCACGGGAGACAACCAGTTTACCCTCCGCCGGAACGCGGTCTCTCATGGCAGCAAGACCTATGATGCAGAGCAGACCATTGTTACCCCGTCCATCACTACGCCAATAGAGACCTATAATTTTGACAGCACCATTAAAGTGACCAAAAAGGACACCGAATCCACAACGTACAGCATCAAAACGGAAAAAGACGGCACGGTCAACGTGTACGTCAACGGGGAAAAGTCCGCAGACTACACCCCGCAGCTTGTGGAGGAGTTGCACGAGTTCGGCGACGGCAAAAACTACGGCAAAACATGGGACATTCTGCAAAGCGAGCTTGTGGACGTGTACGGCGGCTATCTGGTAACCCGGCACGAAACGATTCCTTACCACCTGTTCCCCGTTCTGAACAAGAGAGCACGCTATCTGGACTATGTACAGGACGCGACAGAGCGAAACGTGCAGGGCATCACCTTCGGCACGAACTTGCTTGACCTTACCAGCTATGTAAAGGCCGAGGACATTGTTACCCGCGTGGTAGCCATCGGCAAGAAAAAAAGCGGCTGGTTTTTGTGGGAGACCACCAACACCCTGACCGCCACCGCCAACGATGAAACCGCCCAGAAGCTGTACGGGCTTATCACCCGGTATCTTGTGCTGGACGGCACGTCAAACACCCAGCAGTCCCTGCAGGACGAGGCTGACATGGAACTTGGCAAGCACTTACGCCTTGCGGACGGCATCACGGTGAAAGCCGTAGACCTGAGGGACGCGGGCGTGGACGTGGACAGGATCGCTTTCGGTAAGCTGACCCACATTATTTCCGCGCCCCATGGCATTGATGTGTGGATCAACTGCAACAAGCTCGTAGAGCCGCTGGACAAGCCAGACAAAAAGGTGTTTACATTCGGCAAAAAGTTTTCCAGCATATCCGACCTGCAGGCTCTGAGCGCCCGCAAAGCAACCACCGCGTATGACCTGAGCCGCACGCTCAAGGGGTACGCATCTAATGTGCAATCTTATGCGCTGCAAACGATGGAGGCATACGATGAAACCGTTTAAAGAAGTAATTGACGGCATCCGCAAAGCCGTCATGGCATCCGAGGTGCGCGAGGACATCGCCCAGATGGGCGAGTATGTGGAGCAGTTCGCCAACACGGCGGGCGAAAACATCCAGAAAGCCATCGACCCCACCCTCTCCCTCTCCGGCAAGGCTGCGGATGCGAAAGCAACTGGAGACGCGCTGAAGGAGGAGGCGGAGCGGGCAAAAGAGGTGGAAAGCGGGCTAAAGGAAGAGTCTGTATTGCAAAAAGCAATGGTTTATGCTGATGAATATGTAACGACGGAACGTCTTTTTATTGAGCAAAAAGCAATTTCACCAACAATTTCTGTTGGAGCATTATTGCGTGACGGCACTGTAGACACGTCAAATACAAATTATAACATTGCGATGTTCACAGCACAAAGAGGAAAAGTCTATAAAGTTACAAAACTTTCGCCCGGTGCAAATTATAAAGGTAAGCGATTAATTGACCTTGAAAACCGTGGATATTATGAAGCGGCAGATAACTTCTATCATACAAGGTATATTTCAAATTTTGAAGGAACGGTTCGCCTTTGCTATAGAAACATTGAAACGCCCATAATCGATGAAGGTATCGCATTTAATCCTGTAAAAGAAACGGATATCCCATTTGAAACATTCTTCGAAGAAGTTAACTGGCAGGCAGAAAATACGATCCGCGAGCATTATGCGATTACACCATCGGGCGGTGTAATCCAGCGCGCATCAAATAGCATGGCGTACAGTTCCCCAATCAGCGTGAAAGCTGGCTGGGTTATTGTTGCTCCAACCACAACAGCAACATATTATGATATTGTTTTGGCTGCGAAGGTAATTACTGAGGATACTTTATATAATCCTTTTGCTTATAAAGAGACGGCAACCGGGAAATATATTGTAGTAGATGAGGATTGCAATATCGCATTATGCTCTTATAAAAGTGATTTATTAAAGATGCGGATTCTAAAGAATAATATCGCGTCTGCGCTATCCGATTCCGAAAACAGGAAGTTAAATAAAGTATATAATCAATTATATTTTGCAGCTGAATATCATGGAAATGCCACGCAGAATATTGTGCCAACAATCACACCGATGAAACGAGTCAATGTTTTAACCGAAGCGGTTGAAGATGACATCAATTACAATATTGCGACATTTGTATCAGACCAAAAAAATGCTTATTCAATTACTTACGTTCCCGGAGCAAGTCATATAAGTGTAATGGGCATTTCGCTAATGAGTGGTGAAAATGTTATCTGCTACAGGACAGGTGCAAGCGCGAAGAGGGAAACAGTATATATTGAAGGATTCACTGGAACAGTTAGAATTTGTTTCAGAAATACAGAAACACTGACAATCAAAGGTGGGGAAATGTCAACTTTAACTGGTGGTAGTAATCATCAGTTTATCAATACGCCAACCAGAGGTCAGATTATTTATGAAGCTGACACAAAGTCAGATTCTGGGTATATTGTAAATGCGGTTGCATATCAGAACGGTGTAATTATTGCAGCTCGAACAGACGGAAGAATCGTCCGAATTGGGTATGATGAAACCGAAGAAACATTGCTACAGCTGAACGGCTCCGGGCTTGATTGGCGCGGACTTTATATGGATTCAAACGAAAACGTGTACGCATCACCACATGCAAGTAACGGAACGCTTGCAATGGATGAGCGTGGACTATATAGGCTTTCCAAAGACGCAAGCAGTTTCACAAAAGTGATTTCTCTATATAATCCTTCGTCTACAGTCCAAAGCGAAACGGAAAAAAACGATGATACTATTTGGACAATGTGCGAAGACGTATACGGAAATCTATATGCAGGCGTTTATTCACATGTCGTTCATCAGAACCCTGCAATCTACAAATCGACAGATAACGGATTGACATGGAAATATATTTATAATTTCTACACCGCAGGGGACACACCGGGGAACAACGCAAGACATATTCATTCGATTGTGTATAGCAAATGGCAGGATGCTTTATATTGCATTGTTGGAGAAGTAAATACTATTTTCAAATCAACTGATGGTGGAACATCATGGGAAAATCTGAATATCCGGTTAGATCACGACAAGGGGTCTGCAATGCTTCCTGTTGAAAATGGCATTTTGATTGGTAGCGACGGGGCATATAACTGCGCAATTGATATCCTATACAATGATGATTATACTCACGAAACGGTATGGCTTGGGTGGGCAAATACAGTGTTTGCAATCCGGCAGTCAGACGAAACTGGAATGATTTATGTTTTCTGTAAAATTGATTCTTCCGCAAATTCCAGCAATTATTTCCCGCCTTCTTCTGTACTGTCCTTGTCCAGTGAAGCGCAAATTACCGCTATAAATGAATGGAAGTCAAGCGTATCTGAAGGAAGAGCAGCAAGTTGGCAAGCCTATCACGATTCAATCGTAGCGAAATACCCTGATGACGCTATTATCCCACAACATTATGCTATTCTTGTAAGCCGTGATGGCGGGAGGCATTTCGAGCCGCTGAAGCGGTGGAAGGTGGAAAAAATTCAGCCATACGGTTTCTGGACAATCGGGCATTTTAGAAACGGAGAATGTATTGCTGGGCGATATGTAAATGGCTATGTGAAGCCAATAGCAATATCGGAAGGAAAGCACAAGTACGTTAGCGGAGGATGTGATTTGAGCGGAGATATTTTTATCAGGACAAACGCGAACCCAATCGTAAAAGTGATAGAATAAGGCTCTACAAAACACAAAAAGAAAGGACTGATATAATGCTCCCTATCATGGACGTTTCCCGCTGGCAGGGCAACATCGACTGGAACAAGGTCAAGGCAAGCGGCCTTGTCTCCGGTGTGATGCTGCGTGCACTGGGCAACAGCGCGAAGGACAAGCCCAGCAAGCCTTACATTGACCCCACCTTTGAGCGCAACTATGCAGAGTGCCAGCGGCTGGGCATCCCCTGCGGCGTGTACTACTATTGCAAGGCGGTCAACACGGCAGAGGCAGACGCAGAGCTTGCCCTGCTGCGCAAGGTGCTTGCCGAAAAGACGGTGCAGCTGCCGGTGGCGGTGGACATTGAGGACGGCTATGTGCAAGCGCCGCTCGACAAGCAGACCCTGACGGACATTGCAGCGCACGCTCTGGCTGCTATCGAGCAGATGGGCTTTTACGCCATGCTGTACACCGGGCTTTACTTTGGCCGTGATAACTTGTACATGACCGGCGCGGCACTCAAGCCTTATGACGTGTGGCTTGCGGCCTACCGCAGCAAGAAGCCTGAACCGGGCTGGCCGTTCGGCTTGTGGCAGTACACCAGCAAGGGCAAGATTCCGGGCGTTGTGGACGCGATACCGGGCAAGATTTCCGGTGTGGACTTGTCTGTGCCCTACAAGGACTACGCTAAAATCATCGCAAAGAAGGGTCTGACCCGTCTTCGGGAGGGCAAATGACCGAAAAACAGGCTATCATCTGGGTGGTGGGAATCCTTGGCAGCGTGTGCGCGGCAGCAATCACACTGGACAAGGTGCTGGACATCATACACAAGTACATCAAAAAGGCACAAGCGCCGGACGCAGCACAGGACAAGCGTCTGGACGAGATGGAAAGGCGCATCGGTGCGCTAGAACAGGGACAGCTGCAGCATGGTGCTGCCCTGACCCGCGACCTTGAGCGATTTACCGAAATCGACGAGGTGAACCGCCTGACGCTTGAAGCCGTCCGTGCCCTGCTGGAATCGCAGCTGACCGGAAACAACGTAGCAGCCATGCAAGCCAGCAAGGCGAAAATCGACAACTACTTAATGGAAGGAGTAACCAAGCATGGAAACACTGGTAACTAAGCTTTTGTCTGTTCTCCCCGCATGGGCGGCGCTGCTGCTCATGATGGGCGGGTTCGTTTTTTACGCCCTTGGCGGCATCCGCCTGGGCTACGGCGCGGCGGTCAAGACCCTTGTGCTCAACCTCATCGATCAGGCAGAGCGTGAGATTCAGGGCACCAAGCGCGGCGCAGAGCGCAAGGCGTGGTGCGTCAAGATGCTGCGCACCTGCCTTAACAACAGCCGGTGGGGCAAGCTGGTCAGCTGGGCTATCACCGAAGAGACCATGAGCAAGGTCATTCAGTTTTTCTTTGACCGGGCCCGGTCGGCGTTGGAAAAGCAGTAAGGAGGATATCATGGCAAGCACTACATACGACCATTTTGCCGGTGATGGCAAAATGTACGCCGCACAAGAGCAATTTCGGCACGTCACGAAAATGGTCTGCGCATGTTTTCTTGGCCTCACGAAAACATACCATCTCGGCAATGCAAACAAAATGGTGACGTTTTGTCACCGGTTTGTTGCGCTTGGCAATATGGTGCGCAACGCCGGACAGCTGCCGCAGCCCTTCTGGCTCGGTGCTGCCTGTGGCGGCGGCTCGTGTGGTGCTGCCCGCTGAGCTGCAAGGACTTGACAGACAGAGGATGATCGCCGCCATTAAAAGCGCACCGCTTGGGAGGGTAGACCGTAAGATAGCCTTACTGCGGTACGTTGAGCGGCTTCCGCTGCCGGACATTGCAGCACAGACACATTACAGCCGGACGGCGGTAAGCTACCGGCTGAAAGGCATTGATAAAATGCTCGGATAAGCAAAGCCCCCGGTGTTCCTTTTGGAGCATCGGGGGCTTTTTTATTTTTCAAGCGCTCATGCGGATTTTTCCGTGTGGGCGCTTTTCTTTTTTTGTCCTTCGTTTGACGCTCGTTGTCTCTCCCGGTGTGGCATTCTGGTACGATAACCGCAAAAGGAGGGGCGCTCATGTGGCACAAGTTCAACCCAAACCCGCGCGGCAGCAGCGTCGGAGACTGTGCAGTGCGAGCCGTTGCAGCTGCCACCGGGCAAAGCTGGGAGCAGGCGTATGTAGGGCTTGCAATGATGGGCTACGCGTTGGGCGATATGCCAAGCGCTAACCGCACATGGGGCGCGTACCTCCAGAAGCACGGATTCAAGCGCAGGCTTGTCGATGCGGACTGCTCCACCTGTTACACCGTGGAGGATTTTGCAAGGGAGTGCCCGCGCGGGGTCTACGTTTTGGGCTGCTCCGGTCACGTTCTGGCTGTGGTCAACGGCGAGTGGTGGGACAGCTGGGACAGCGGCAGAGAGTGCCCGATCTACTACTGGTATAAGGAGGACTAAGCAATGCCATACATTCCATACGGATACCAGCCCGGCTATTATGGGCAGGCAATGCCGGATCAGCTTGCACAGCTGCGTCAAAACGCATATCAGCCGCCGACAATGCCCGGTCAGGCTACACAGCAGGCAACGCCGTCCATCATCTGGGTGCCGAACGCTCAAGCAGCGGAAGGATATCTTGTGGCGCCAAACAGCGCCGTTGTACTGTGGGACAGCAGCGCACCGGTGGTTTACCTTAAACAGACCGATGCAAGCGGAAAACCCAACATGAAAACATACGACCTTGTAGAGCGCACTTCTATTCCTCAAGTTCAACCTACTACGCAGGAGCCAGACAGAATTACGGCCTTAAAGTCCGAAGTAGAGCGGTTAAAGTCAGAACTAGGGGAACTTAAAGAAAAACTGCTTTCTTTTGACAAGAGTGAAAAATAAGAAAGCGGGGGATTATTCCCCCGCGTAAGACCAAATAAATCCTCTGTAAAACCTTTTCTTGCCATTGCAGCAAGCGGACACATTTGACCTGTCGAATCCCGCCTTTGAAATATCGGACATACAAGCCCAAACCTTTATTGTGTTTCCATCAGCCGAAAGCTGAATGATTTTCCGGGCTTTTCTGTTCCCATTGTAAAAAAGAGCATCAAAATCCACTTCTTTCCCCTGCTTGATCATGTTCTTATAGCGCTGCAAGGCTGTTTTGTAAGGAAAATCAAATTCCCTGCACCAATCCGGCAAAACTTTTATTTCTCCGTTGTGGGTGATAAAAATGCTGTTGCGTTTATTTTTTGCCTGTTCGTTCCACGTTGCCCATCTGCAATTTTCAGGGGAGTAACCTTTTTCATTGTCGATTCTGTCAATCGTGAGGTCATCTGAATAACCGGACGCGAACGCCCATTCTGCAAAAGCCTTAAAATCATTTTTCCACTCTGGGCAAAGTTTTATTCCTCGTTCTCCGTACCGCTCATAAGACTTTGAATTTTTGTTATCACACCTTTTTTTCATTCCAAGCCAGATTTCATAAAGCCTTGTGTGCTTCATTCCGTGGGTGATTCTAGGCGCCTCATAAGCACGACACCCACATGAAAGAGATTTCCCCTGAACAAGACGGTTTGTAATGGTGTAAGTGTACTTTCCACAATCACACAAGCACTTCCAGCGAGTTTTACCGCTTTTTGTTTCAGCTCTTTCAATAACGGTTAAGCGACCAAAACGCTTTCCTGTCAAGTCCATAAATTTAGGCATAAACACACCTCAAATCATCTTTATTTCGATAATATTATACCACAAAATAAGCCAAAAGTAAAGGATGGTGTACCTAAAATGTCGAATCCTCTTTTTAACGCACTGGGCGGCGGTATGCCCGCCATGCCCGGACCGATGGGGCAGTTCAGTCAAATGATGCAGCAGTTCCAGCAGTTCCGCGCAAACTTTCAGGGCGATCCGAAAGCAGAGGTGCAAAAGCTGCTGCAATCCGGCAAAATGTCTCAAAATCAGTTGAACTGGCTTCAAACGATGGCAAATCAGTTTCAACAGCTTCTTCATTAAGTCGTAACCGTGGCCACGGTTCAAGCATAAAAATCATTCAAAACACACGAAAGGAGTACAAAAATGTCTCTTTCTTCCGATTCTGCGGTTCTGACCATGCCTGTTCAGCCCGCAAACACCAACGGCGGCAACGGCTTTGGCTTTGGCAATGATGGCGCATGGTGGATCATCATCTTGTTCCTGTTCGCCTTCTGCGGCGGCTGGGGCGGCAACTGGGGCGGCAATGGCAACACCGGTGCCGGTGTCGTTGATGGCTACGTCCTGACCTCCGATTTTGCCAGCATCGAGCGCAAGATGGACAGCATCAACAGCGGCCTGTGTGACGGCTTCTACCAGCAAGCGCAGCTTGTCAATGGTGTGCAGCAGACCGTGAACAACGGCTTTATGTCCGCAGAGATCAGCCGCGCAAACCAGCAGGCGGCGTTCATGCAGCAGCTGTTTGCCATGCAGATGCAGCAGCAGGAGTGCTGCTGCGAGAACCGCTCTGCCATTCAGGGCGTCAACTACAATCTGGCCACCCAGTCCTGCGAGACCCGGAACACGGTGCAGAACACCACCCGGGACATCATCGACAACCAGAACCAGAACGCCCGCGCCATCCTTGACGCACTGACCGCACAGCGCATCGAGGCAAAGGACGCAAAGATCGCCGAGCAGGGGCAGCAGCTGTTCGCAGCACAGCTGGCGGCATCTCAGGCAGCCCAGAACGAAACGCTCAAGGCCTACATGAGCGGTCAGCTGGCCTACTACAACCCCCGCCCTGTGCCCGCATTCCCGGTTCCTGCACCTTACCAGTACGGTAACTGCGGCACCGGTTGCGGCTGCAACGGTTGCGCCTAACCGAATAACGGCAACTGACTACAATTTGTAGCCTGTTCAGCCCCTGAGCTGATTTTGCAAACCAGAGCGCCGGGGCAAAAGTCCCGGCGTTTTTCTATGAAAGGAGCCGATAAAATGGCCGAATTTAGCAACTCTAACACCGTCAGTGTGGCGGCGGGTGAAAACCTTCCCCTGACCGAGACCGCGGTAAAGGCCCCTGCCTGCATCGTACACCGTGCTGGCAGCGGCCTTGTGACCCTGCGGGGTCTGACCAATCAATGCAAAGCGCGCTTCAAGGTAAGCTTTGGCGGCAATATTGCCATTCCCACCGGCGGCACTGTGGGACCCATTTCCGTGGCGCTGGCTGTCGGCGGTGAGTCGCTGACCAGTGCGACAGCCATTGTCACCCCGGCGGCAGTCGAAAATTACTTCAATGTTTTCGTGGCCGCTTTCATCGAGGTGCCGCGCGGCTGCTGCGTTACTGTGGCGCTCAAAAACACTAGCACGCAGGCAATCAGCATTGCAAACAGCAATCTGATCGTTGAGCGGGTAGCATAAGGAAAGGAGTACAACATGAGTAAGAATCTCTATGATCTGCGTGAAATGCTCTGTGAGGAGCTGGACGAGTACAACCGCGATGCCAAGAACGGCCTGAACGAGCGCACGCTGGACACCGTGCACAAGCTGACCGACACCATCAAAAATATCGACAAGATCATGATGCTGGAGGACGGCGATTATAGCCGTGCTGGTGAGTGGGAAGCTGATATGCGCGGCAACTACGGACGTACCGAAAACTATAACCGGGGCAACAGCTACGCAAACCGTGGGCGGCACTATGTGCGCGGTCACTACTCGCGCGGCGATGGTCGGGAGAGGATGATCTCTGACATCGAGAACATGATGCAGGACGCAACCGGCGCCGAGCGTGACGCATACAAGCGCGCTCTTGACATCCTGAACAATATGTGATAAGGGGGGCGGCAGGCATGGACATCGTAGAGATAAACGAGCACATCCGCAAACTGAAATGCGAAGAAACGAACTGGCAGAGCGTGGAAAAGCTTGCCGCCCTCTGCACTGTGCGAAATGAGTTGAGCGAAGCGGAAAGCCGGGAAAACAGCCCCTCTCCGCAGCCTGAACAAGTCATGCAGATGGAGTATTCCACAAGACCGCAAGAACCAAAGAGCGAATTTGTAGAGGCTGCAAGCGCTGTGCCGTCCAGCGGTCTGATAGAGGTGCTGGACAGACACATGAGCGCAATAAAGCTGGTGTACCCGAAAGAGTATGAGCTAGTAATGCGGAAGATTGTCTCTTTGTCTGAGTGACGATGCCCAATAGGGAGTTCATCAGGGAGTTTATGCTGAAGGCACAGGGAAAGTAAGTCGCCCAGCCAAAAAAGCCATACATAGCAGCAGCCCCAGGGAGCCTGACGGTTCCTCGGGGCTGTTTTTGCGTTTATAAAGCTGTTTTTCAGCGGTGTGTTACCAAAAATGTTACCATGATAAAGAAAAAGGCGCCAGTTCTCAACGAAATGACGTCCTTTTTGCATGGTGGAGGCGATGGGAGTCGAAC